GGTATCGGTCCCCAGTTGCTCTGCGGCTTCCAGCATCCAGCGGCGCTGCAACCTGTTCTGCTCTGCGCTGCGCCCCTTGCCTGCCGCGATGCTGGCTGTGAAAGGCAGGTCACGCGCTTTTAGCAGGGCGATCAGGCTGTCTAGCTGCTGCTGATTGGTCACGGTGCGCGTTGCCATCTAGCTGTCCTTTCCGCTTGTCTTTCGCTGCAATGATGTCGGGGTCGCGCTGATACGGATACGCGAGGTTATTTTTCCACCAGCCTGCAAGGTCGCTCAGGCTGGTGAAGGCGTTAATGCGGGCGATAAGCCGCGCTTTCCCGTGAGGGGTCAGAAGGGCACCTCGTCTCCGAGGTCACGCGATCCGCCGTACCCGCCACCAGACGCGCCGCTGTCATAGCCGCCGCCAGACTGACCGCCGCCGCTATCCGAGCCGCCACCGTTTCCGTCCAGCATCGTCAGGGTGCCGCCGAAGCCTTGCAGCACAACTTCGGTGCTGTACTTGTCCGCGCCGGATTGGTCCTGCCACTTGCGCGTCTGAAGCTGGCCTTCGATATAAACCTTGCTGCCCTTCTTGAGGTACTGCTCAGCAATCCGCACAAGGCCCTCTTGGAAAATCGCGACGCTGTGCCACTCAACTTTTTCACGGCGTTCCCCGCTGTCGCGGTCTTTCCATGTCTCGGAAGTGGCAATCCGCAGGTTGCAGACCTTGTTGCCGTTCTGAAATGAGCGCACTTCGGGATCGCGCCCCAAGTTCCCGATCAGGATCACTTTATTCACACTGCCAGCCATCAGCCCAATGCCTCCATATACATCTGCGTCACCGCGTCTTCTTCTGCGATTTCGTCCTTGCTGCGTTTACGAAGCGCCAGGCACTTGCGTATGATTTTCGGCTCGTAGCCGCGCCCCTTGGCTTCGGCCATTACGTCCTTCACCTGATCGGCAATGTCTTTGCGATCCGATTCAAGCCGTTCCGCCCGCTCTACGAACTGTCGCAGCTCGTCGGCTGTCACTCGGTAGGTTTCGTCTGTCATGCTGCTTGGTCCTTCTGATCTTCTTCGGTTTCTTCGAGGTAGACGTATTTCTTGGCGTCAGCGTCGAACTCCAGTTGCAGTTCCTTGGCGCGTGCGACCAAAAGCATCTGCACGTCACGGCCTGCCTTCTTTGCGCGAGACAACAGGCCGTTAATGCCTTCTGCGTCCTTCACTTCGGGCAGGGCGGTGTTGAACCACTCCACCTCAGACTTGCGGGCGATCTGCGCCTCAGAAAGTGCGTTCAGGCCGTCTTTCACCTGCGCGATGATGCCCTCTAGGCAGGTGCTAAACTCAGGGGCGCTGGCGTCAGGCAGGCCGATATCGACAAGGTTCGCGGGGTCTTTGCCAAACGAGGTTTCCGTTGGCGAAAAGACGAGGTGCCGCTCTTTGTTGTAGATGGAGATGCGGGCGATCACGTCGCTGTCGGTCAACACCAAGTCTTTTGTGCCGCCGGAGATTTTCAGGCGCTCTTTGATCGTGTCGCCATCGGATTTTTCGTCCATATGCGAGATCAGGACAACGTCTTTGCCGAAGCCGCGCAGCATCTTGAGGTATGCGCTAAAGCGCGCCCCAAGCTGCCCCCAGCCTTGCTGGTTCAACGCCCCGCCATACCCCAGCTTGGAATTGCTGCGAAGAATGTCTTGGGCCAAGAAGTCCAGCGCCTTGCCAACGGTATCAATGATGATTGTGTCAAACTCGGCCACGTCAGCGGCGGTGATGCCTGCCACGTCGCGCCAATCGTTCACTTGCACAACGTCTTTGCGGTCAACGGCGCGGTATGCACCTTTGTCAAAGTCCAGCATCAGCGGCTTAGATGCCGTGAACGCGAGGCTTGTCTTGCCTAGACCGGGCTGCGAATAGATCGTCAGGCACAGCGTTTTGACTTCGATCACCTCGTCGGCGTGTGTGATTTTCAGTGTCATTTGTCCTCTCCTGCCGCCTTCATGCGGTCGTCATATGCCTGCACCAGAGCGCGGCATCGGTTTACGAATGGGGTAAGCTCGGCCAGATCCCAGCCATCGCCCATGCGCAGGGATTTGGTGACGTATTCCAGCGGCGCGAGGCACAGGCTAAAGAACGCGTCCTTGCGGCCAAACGTCTTGTTGGGGGGCAGGTCGTTCACTTTGCTGCCCCCACGGTCACGCGGGGCGGGGTGCGCGTCCAATCGCAGGACGCACGGCCCATTGCCATTTGCAGATACACCCACGCGGCGATTGTGCGGTATTCCCAGTCTGCGGACCCGCGCTTGAACGGGCGGCGATCCATCAGTTGCGTCAGGGCCATACCGCGATATCCGGTGGGGCGCTTGAACTGTGCTTGGTCGTGCATCATGCTGTTAGCCTCCGTTGAATTGCGTTACGTGCTTTGAAATTCGGGTAGTTGCGGGCCAGCCTGTCGATATCGTCGCAAGCCTTCCGCAGGCGCTCGTAGGACGTGTCGGGCAGGTCCGCGTCGACCTCTGCGGCCAGCATCACGTCGGCCAGCGCTTCATTGGCGACGTTCAGGGCGGCTTCGAGGTCTAGCATTTGGCGTCTCCCATGCAGTCAGGGTGGATTGCCTGCGCTTCGATGAACTGCGATCCTGCTGCGGTATAAGACGCGGCGAAAACAGCGATTGCGATAACGGTCAGTCCGATGATGCCAAGGAACACGTCGCGGATGTTCTGGCGGCGGATGGCGCGGGGGCTGCGTAGGTCAGGGCGCATGTCAGCCCCCCTTCGATGGGGAGAGAGTGAAGTTAAAATCACCGTCTGCCATCGCGTCAAAAACCATTTGGGTGGTAATGCCCGCCGCCGCTTCAACTACCTTGGTGTTGATAATGTCACGATTGGCGCTGACCGCCCGATTCATTTCAATCTGACCAGCGCTGTCGCTCTTTTCCCAGACGTTTTTGGGGCGGAAAATCGTGTGTAAAGAGATTCCCTGCATCACGGCCTTGACGCGCTTTGCAATTATCTCAGCGATATCGCCCTCAACGGCCTTATCAACTTCTTCCCACACCATCTTGTGCGCTACGTTGCCGAAAATCCGCTCGTGGTCTTCGCGGAATTTATCAAGGCAGTGTTCTTTGAAGGCTTGTCGCGCGATGCTCTTCATTTCATCTTCGTCAAGGTAATCTTTGGTATCAAAGGTCATGTCACATTCTCCTCGTGGAACTCTGCGCTGTGTTCGGCGTCTCGGATGGCCTTGCGCTCTATCCGGTCGAACTCGTATTTCAGGTCGTTCATGTATTGGGCATCGGCCTTGATGCTGCGAAGGATGGCGAGGATGCGGCGGATCATGATGCACCTGTCGCGGCACGGAAGGCGGCATACGCAGTTTGCATGGCCTGCCAATCGTCGGGGTTGTCTGCGGCGGGGCGAGACGCATACTGTGCGTAAGCCTGTGCCATTTCTTCCGCAGCAATCAGCGCAGCTACGGCGGCTCGGCACATGTCGGCACCACATTCACCATCCAATCCGGCGGCGTCGTAGCTTTCCGCTGCTTCTAAAAGCTGGTCCCTGATATTCATATCGCCACCCCGTCTGCGATTGCCTGCGTCTGTACGTTCTCAATCCGGTTCACCGTCTCCCAGCCAAACCACGCAACCGCGCCGTCGTAGCTGTAGATCACAGCAGACGTGCCGGTCATGACGCCAACCCCGATAAGGTCAGCGTAAAAGCCGCCGTGGTCGTCGCTGGTGTGCCGAAAATACGCGGTCACAATTGCGCCTTCCTCGTTCTCAACCTCGTCAGCCCAGACATCGGAGATATCAGCGGTGCTGTCCTCTGCGGGCATCTTGTCGAGGCGTAGGCGAGGGGGCCGAGAGAGCGGCGGGGATATTTGCGTTTGGAAGCTCATGACCGATACCCCGCAAAATCCTCAAAGTGCTTTTCGTATTCACGCTCCAAGAGCCGAAAGACTTCTGCGTGTTCACCGCCCCGCAGGTAGTCCCTGACGATGGGCCAGATGTGTTCACTCGCATAAAGCGACGTTCCATCGTGCCAGCACTGACCGCCTGTTACATGGCAGTTGGTGTGATGGGGCGCTTGATTGCCGCCCGATGGGTCAAAGCAGTGATGGAACTCAAGACCACACGAAGGTTCGTATTCATCATTGCGGGACAGAGAGGCATGGAAGTGGATGCCGCCGATTGGCCCGCGCAACTCCCAGCTATGCCGAACCGATGTGAATGGTTTCGTCCATGTGTATTTGTGACCTGCGAAACGGCTCATGACGCGGCCTCGCGGGCTTTAACCATGGCGTCGGCATGAGCGAACTTATATTCAGCAATCAGCTGGAAATCGTCACGTGGTGCGGGTTTGTGAGGCTCGTTGTGCGGGTTCCTATTCCGGTCGATCCCGCGCTGCACACTGATCCACGCCTCGGAAGGCTCTGGTGCATGTGCCGCGAAGTAGTCGCGCAGGGTCATACCCTCGACGTGATCGCCGCCTTGCTCTGGGTTGCCCCATGCTGCGGGGAATGCTTGGGGGCCGCTCACGACGCACCGCCAATCACCGCGTCGATAACATGCGGCTCAATTACCCATGAGGGCGTGATCAGCTTAGAAGTGGGGGCGGGGCAGGGCGCTGACGTGCCCACCAGAAGGCCGGTAGCGAAGGGCTTGACCCGCGCCACGATCTGTTGGGGCGTGGCCGTCTTGCCTGCGCTGTTGCTGTAGAAATGCGGGGTCATTGTCGTTCATCCTCGTGTTGTTGTTGAGAATGAAGATAGCGATAAACACTACATCAGGCAAGCGATAAAATAGAGATAAACGCTACAAAATGAATTTTCATCGCTACAACGCGAGAATCGCTATGCTATACTGCACGTGTCGACGCGGGGTCGGCGCAATAAAAAACCCCGCCGGAGCGGGGTCATTTCGGATAAGTATTTCAGCTTGGTTGATCTGCTTAGCCGCTGGTGAAGAGAGCCGCGATCTCAGCCCGCATTATAACGGCCACGATGCCCAGCACATAGACAGTGAGCCATTTGTAATCAATCTTGGCGTCAAGCTTGGTCGAAATCTTCGCGAGCTCTACCTTGATGTCCGTCAAGTCAGTTTCGATTTTTGCTACTCTGTTTTCCAACATATCTGAACCACCACCTCCTCCGCCACTATGTGATGGTTCGTTGCGCTTTTGCAAGTCATCTATCTGGCGCATTATCTGATCAGGTGTTCGGTTTTGCTTTGTAAAGTCGCTTATGTTGCTACTCATGCGTCCACACTTTCTTCGTCTGGATAGTCGCCAGGTTCTCTGTCGTAATCAGCAATTTTGCGCAAAACTTTAAACGTTTCCCTTATCGATCCGTATGCCTTTGCTACTGCTTGGCTGTCTCGGTCCTGAGCGGCGGTTAGAATATCTATGTCTTGTGTGGACAGCTTTGCGATTCCGAGCCGTAGAATTTTCACCTCAAACTCAAGAAGTTGAATCTCGGCCTCCATTTTATCGACCTTCAACTGCAATAACCTGAACTCTTGGTCGCTCATACTTTTCTCCCATACCATAGAACTTTGCCAACTACGGTTAGATCATCGAGTTTTGCCAGTATCGGCGGGTACGCTTTGTTGTCCGAAATCAGGTTCACAAAGCCATCCTGCGCAGCCATGCCCGCCCGCTTGACAAGCAGCGTGTCATTGTGGCGCAGCACAAACATCCCTTCATAGCCCATGTGGGTCTTTGACATGTCGACCAGCACAATATCGTCATCCAGCAGGGTTGGCTCCATAGAGTCCCCCTTCGTGCTTATTATCACCAAGTCTTTCGCTGAACCTGCGGTCAATCTCTTCAAATAATCCGGCGGGAAAGCGAGGCTGTGGGTCTGCTCCTCATAGTCCACCAACGATCCAAAACCTGCGCTGGCCTGAACGTCATAGACTGGAACGAGGGTGGTGTTCGGGTTTTCTGGGCCATGCTGCGTCGCCTTGGATCTGTCCTCATCGAAGAATGCCAGAACCAACGGTATCTCATTAGGCTGCACGCGTCGCAGGCCCTTTAGAACCTTCGATATTTTGTCGTTGTCGATCCCCATTGCCGCAGCAAGCCGCGCCTGCTCGCCGCGATCCCCCGTCATCCGGGCTTTGATCCATTCGCCATCAATCACATCCATGCCCCATGTGTAGTCATTTTCGCAACGTCCTTAAAATGGTGAAAAACGCTACAATAGAGTTGACTAAAGTAGTGATTATCGCGATATATGCACTATGGAACCAGCACACAGCATTATCACCGCCCTTGGAGGGCCGACCGCAGTAGCCGATTTAGTCGGCGTGCACCGCACCCGCGTTTCGATGTGGAAGTGCTCGAAAGAGCGCGGCGGAACGGACGGGCTTATCCCGATGAAGCACGCGATTGTTTTGCTTCGGATCGCCAAAGAACGCGACATCGAAATTGGTCCCGAAAACTTCTTTCCATCCGAGGATAGCGGCAATCCAGCGACTGCGGCCTGACCCCTTCCGACGATTTTTTGTCTGTCTTTTCCATACCGAACAGATGGGCGCGAACCCCACCAACCCCAAGGAAACGAGGTTGCCAATGACTGACCTACGCAAGCTGGTAAACGCTCAAATAGCCGCGCTGATCGACGGAACCTTTGGGTGTCTTGATGCCGCCGCCGAGACAATCAACGCACGGACTGGCGGATCGGTCAGCAAAGGCACGCTGTCTAAGCGCCTCTCTGGGCATCTGGGCTGGCCTGTTGAGGACGTAGCCGCCCTTGAGGATGCCGCCGCCCGCTACCCTGTCAGCCGCATGATGGCCCGCCGCATGAACGCACAGGGGCCTACCGCGTCGGCCTGTCTGTATGCAGCGTCCGGCATCGCGTCGAAAGAGGTAGGCGAGGCCGTTGCCGCTGCGCTACGTGCTGCCACCTCTGCGGACGAGGGCGAACGCGCCGAAGCCATCCGTGAAGCGATGGAAGCCGAAGACGCCATGCGCCGACTGCGTGAAGCGTTGGAGGCCAGCCAATGACCCCCTTTCCCCCATTCAGCCGCCCTCCCTGTGGCTGGGTATCCGCGCCTGTTCTCCCCTCCTGTTGGGGCGCGGATCAACTAGCAGAGGTTGAGCTTCCCACGGCTCCCTCTGCGCTTTTCTTCTCACGAGGTGACGCATGAATTGCACTCGTCCCGTTTTGCGCTGGCATGGCGGCAAGTGGTG